CTGTAATCAAATTCCCAGAAGGATTTCCATTCGCAAAGCGAAATAGATTTCCATCAAATAGGATATTTGGATGAATAATATCAGAAAGTGCACCTTCAACAAGTTTTATCTCATCTTCAGAGCAACCGACTTCTCTATACCATGCAACCATGATTTTTGCCGCGGCAGAAGTTATCTGAGCTGCCATTCGTGTATCAAAACCAGAAAAATCACCAGCAATCATATTCTTTTTGCTGTATTCCGTCAAATATGTGTGGAATTCTGCCCACTCTTTAGAGAGAGGGTTAATTCCAACCATACATTCAGTTTTCTTCCAGTGTTTCTTCATGATACGCGGGATACCGGCAAGTACCCTACGAGAAGCTACAAAATTAGCAATTGGGCTACCATAGAATTTGCGAACTTTCTCACGAGCTTTTTGCTCGGGTAACAATTCATTAACCTTACTGCTAGCTTTGTAAATTGGTTCTGATCTGAGACCTTCAGACCAACAATTCATAGTCCAGTCAACTTCACCTTGGATATCAAACTCATCGTTAAATTCGCGTGGAATCTGAACCAAAGTTTCATCCATAGGATCTCTAACCAAACAATGTTTTTTCGATTTTTGAATAGGAAAACCTGCCGATGTATCATTAGGCATTCCGTTCAAACCAAATTCACCAATCCCATCTAGGGCTTCTTCTTGAGTGTATATGCGGAGCATATCTGCAGCTTCGGGATCTTCACGAATAGCTGTCAATGTATGTTCCATGTAGTCATCCACTGCAAGCTTCAAAATATCAGCTTCATAGTGTTGGACCGGATCTGTTAATTTGTTCAACGTTTTCATACCCTTTTCAATATCATTAGGGTGTTTTGGAGGTCGATGTTTCCTTGCACCGAGATTTTCTTCAATACCTTTAAAAGGTGTTGGCATGTACGGTGTACGTGCTCGACTTTCCATATGTTGACCATCTTTTAAAACAGTTCCCATATACGTTACAGTAGTTTTGGCACCAGTTCCATCTTCCCGCAAATAATGTGGTTTTTCATTTACAATGGAATAAGGTAAGCCATAAGTATCAACACGCACATGATTTGCCGAATGTACAACGAGACTAGGGCTCGTTTTTCGAATTTGTTCAAGTGCATGAGTGATTTGAGGTCGTGTAACACAAGTACACCATCCTCGATGTGAGTCCATTTGTCCAGCAACATGGTATCCATAAATCATACCTTTATCTGCATCAATCAACATAGCACCACATAAGCCGCCGAAACCTTTAAATTCAGTGTCATAGGCTAATCCAGTACCTTGTTTCAATGTAAGAACGGTATATTTATTTTGTTGCCCCCATAACCAACCAGGGTGTTCCAAATAACCAGCATAAAGTACATCTGTAGTTATTGGGCGAGCAGCTTGTCGGCTCACTTTAACCTCATTGTCAGGAGATTTCCATAGCATAACTGTTGATCTACTATAGAATGTGGGGTATTCTTCAGGGAAGAATTTGGAATAATCAGTTCCAGCAGGACTCGACGGTAGATGAATGAAAGCCTGATCGTTCTCACGATCAATATAACAATAATCTTCCGTCAGTTTCTGATCTTTTGTTTTTGCACTAGGAACCCCTGGTGTGGTAGTAGTTTCGATATCAAACGGAAATGTATAGGGTACAATGTGAGCAGGAACCATGATAACATTTGATGCTACCATGATACCATTTACAGTACCATACACTTCTCCTCTAGATTTTGTTACTACGACCCGGAGTGATCGTGCAATGGATTTCTGCAGATCTGCAGATGTGGTTGTCCTCGATACCGCTGTATCTTTTGGCGGTAAACGAGAATAACCTTCTTTATAGTCACGTTGATCTTCCAAAGTAAATACATGTTCACCTTTCTTAGGTTTTGCTAAATGGTTTGCAAACCATCCAGTAGCATTATCCAGAAAAGTAGATTTATCTTGAGATTTTCCCTCTAAAAAGAAGGGTTTCAAAGATTTGTAAATACCATAAGCTAGAAAGATACTACCACTAATAGCGAAGTACTTTTTAGCATTTGCCTCTAGGTGTGCAGTCAAATCTTCACACAAACAAGACAATTGATCAGATCGACGTGAAATTTCAAGATCAATATCATTAATAGTTCGATTATACAAGTGTGCACCATACAAAACGGTTGCAATACAAGCAAATCGAGCTACTTGTGATCCTAGCACTACGCAAGCAAATCCGCTTACTAACATTAGTATGAGAAGTTGTTTATAAATTTCTCTATCATTGTACAAACGATACCACAATAGAGATTTGCGCAAATTACGCATACAACTCGTATTCACACTAGTGAGTGCTGCTCTGAAGTCCCATAATTCTTGGGTACTCAAGCCTTGCCAATAAGTGGTAAAACCACTCATAGCAATGTTTCGAGAGAGATCTTTTTCTTCGGCTATAGATGGAGACTTTTTCAATTCTTCCAAAGAATCTGGAGAAATATCGTGAAGTACATCATCTAAAGCTTCATTGCGTTTTCGATTAGAACGACGATATCGTTCTTCAATTTCATCTTCTTCCTCTGTGTTAAAGGATTCAAAATCCAACAAAGGAATGTCTTGTGAATCATCGCTACATGTTGATAGCGAATCCTCACTCTCAGATGACTCGTCAGATGAGATACTGTCAGTTTCTTCAACAGGTCCCGTAGGGAGACAAGCGCAAATGAGTTTGGGACACCTACATCCATCACAAAAATCACAGGTATCCAATTGTTTTTGAATTCCTGCTTGATTCTTCTGGACTGATCGGTGTCGAACAATATCTTTAGCAACGAATGCGCACATAGCGCTAAAATCGTGCTTGTGATCTTTGTGTGGATTCCATACATCACGTGGAATCACTTCCCATTCAATCGATTTTGCTTTGTTCTTGCCAGCAGATTCAATATGGGAAAATCGTTTAAGAACTAATTTGTACACATCAAAACGAAGTGTAGGTTGTTTGATCAAACCACCGAAATTATTACGAAATCTTTTCCGGATTTTCACTTCAATATCCAAGTTAAAACGCCTTAAAATACTTTCTGGGCAAACAGAACAATCCATTGCCCGTAATGTTTCATCATTTGTAGTAGTTATCATAGCATCATTACCTGGATAGTACATACCCTTTTCGTCGGCGCTTGCCTTGATTAAAGGTCGTGGTACTGTATTCACATAATTCAATAAACGATCATAATTGGGCTTTGTATTCTTATTATTAGCTACATCATCTGCCACAATAATCTTGTGAGATGGGAGAATAGTTGATTCATATGCTTCATCAATGTTAGCAAAAACAACATTACCACCTTCGTGGGGATCTCTTCCGTAAGCTTTAAGAATAGTCTTGGACAACAATTTAATCATGGTAGATTTACCACAACTAGAAGGTCCAGACATTTTAATCGAATAAGCTTCCTCCTTGGATGGAGCATCAGCTTTTCGTGCCCAAAGAGTGGATTGCATCTTGGTGAGCTTAGAAATAAAATTCGACACACACATGCGTTGTTGTACGCTTGATGTGCGATGCATCAATTTCTTAGCATCATCAATTGCTTTCTTCAATCGTGATTCATATTTGTCTAGGGTCATACCGTAGATATTTTGCAATTCGATTTCTTGTCCAGATAAGACAAAATTGAATGCTTGTTCCAATTCACGAGTTTCCACTTCAAAAATTTTTGTCTCTTCCTTACCTAAAAGGATAATAGACCAATCACCGGTACAAATGTTTTTCCAATGTCCAGCGACAAACTTGTAGGCTTCAAAAGCCATTTCAACAATATCAGTGATCGTTGGGATGTTCTTCTTGAACTCTAAAAATTTTGAACACACTGTTTCAAAATCCAAGGTCTCAATAGATATCATATCCTTTCCTGCTGCATAGAGTGTCATTATCTTGCAGAAGAAATCACTGATCTTCTTCCATAATTGATCATGGATGAAGGAATCGGCCATTTTGAAAAAAGATAGGATGTAATCTGCATAAGATTTTTCTCCCTCTTCATTCTGAGCAAAAGCAATATCGAAGGCTTGTTTAAACCATTCGAGAGCTAATGTTGCATGGTCTTGTTTGAAATTGCGAACAAAAAAGTTCGTCAAATTCAGTATAACACCTTTCCATTCAGGATTCTGGTAGATATTATACAATGTTGTGAATAAATCAAGTAGAAATTTGAGGAGATTTTCTCCTACAAATTCTCGAGCCGCTTTCGCGGCCTCAATAATTGAATTTAGAATATCTAAAAGAGGTACTCCAAAACGTTCAATATATTGATTGGGTGTTCCACTCATCGCAACGTTAATTTTCTTCAAACGTCTTTTTTCATTCTTTAGAACTTCAAGCTGTTTAAGCTTTCGATTAACATCAGAACGTCGATGAGCACGCGTTTGTCGAATATCTTCTACCAATTCATCATAACGTTTAGTCACGGTGCTATGGCGATTTCGAATTTCGCGCTTTTTACTAATCATACGCTTTTGGTATTTAGCCGCAGCATACAATTTCGAGACATCCATCTCTGAGGGTTCTGAGTTACCCACAAACATTTGGTTTGTATTAATATTTTGTGTTTCTGTGACATCAAGGTTGAGACCTAAACTTTTTATGGTCCAGGGGTATAGTGAGTCAAACTATAACAATTACACAATTTAAATGGTACGGGTAATTACACCCTATTTTTCGGATTTCCTCTCTCGAGGTGCTGCATTAACATTTCGCGCAGGGTAGCGCTCCTGTGTACAGTCAGGAAGGCATCAGCCTCTCCTCCCCTTAATCCTTTTCGGTCTCGTCAACCCCGGCTTAGGCTACCGGACGTCATTTCTACCATCGTCTGAGAGTTTCCAATTCTCAGAAAACTTTATTTAATAGAATATAACGCTTTTGGTCCTTAAGACATATAAAAGTCCTCAAAAATATTCAAGATAAGCAGTTCGACCTAAAGTAAAACTGTTACTCCTACTTCAAATATATGGTACCGATAAGTCACAACTAACCAATGCGTCTCTCGCTCTCTTTAGAACGAGTGCATTGTCAGAAAGTTGCATAATAACAAATCTCCATAGCATTTCCATAGAAGTGCGTCTCAAAAATATCAATAATTTCTAATATAGAGGTCAAAATTCCCTCACTTCAAAATAGTTACATCAAAAATAATTACGCTCGCACGAGCAACTACCTTATGTAATTTCTATATCGTATTTCTAGAGATCAAACAGATATGTAGCGAGTACTCGGGTCTCACACCTACAATAAAGTTTTAACTCTAAAACTATTTCAATTTCCATCACTGGCAGAATACTTTCTCAATAAATATTCATCCGAAAATAGTGTATGTCAAGTTGTCAATTTGACACTAAATAAGATAACCATATTAACACTATAATGGCTAAATTTTTAGCGATCGTTATAAGACCACACAAATTCGCAAGCAAATGTGCGGAATACCCCAAAGGGGCAAATACAAATCATAGAAAGAAATGGATTAGGGTGACCAATTCACACCAAAATCAATCTCATTGTATTAATTCATAAAGCTGGTCATAATTATTAGTTCGCTACACTAACAATTTTCTTTAGCGTCCTTCTCAGGACGCAGGCAATTTTACCACCTAATATTACGATTAGGCACGTGAAAAATAATGATACTGACGTATGTATATTTCGCTTTCGCTAAGCTTCGATCAATACTCTGTAAAGATGATAAGTCTCCTCTGTGTTCAACACAGAAGAGAGCTCCCTCTTTACGGAGCTTTACATGTATCAAACACTAGAGCTAGACTAGTATAAAACGTAGCTGACCAACAGGGGGTCCCCTCTAACATCAAAGATG